AATCTCTTGATTCTCCTGACTTAGCCATCCCTCTAGCATATCTGTATCTTATTTTATATAATCCATTCTTAGGGTCTAAATAACTAAAAGCAGATCCATCCTTAACAGATCCAACATTATCTTTACTAGCACTCTCTAAACCCACAAATTCTTTAATTTTTGATAAAGTAGATTTTCTAGCAGGAGTTAAATAATCTATATAATCCTCTGCACTTATTTCATCATCTTTTAAGACTGCAATTTCTTCAAATGTATCTTCCATTGTTCTCCCTGAAATAGCTAAACTACCTACAACATTTTTAGTGTCATTTTCACATAATTCAGTTGCTAATGGTACACAATTTGGAACTTCTTTTCCATTTTTTTTCTTAGTTCCTATCTGTTCATAGCCATCCCAACATGGTGCTTTTAATTCTTCATGATTCTCACATGGCATGTAATAAGTAACTCCCTCTACTTCATGCTCATGGTAACCACTACATCCACTTTCTTCTGCGACTTTTATTGCTTCCTCTTTTGTTTCATAAGCTTCTTTTCCATCAATTTTTTTAAGATTGACTTTGAATTCATATCCTGTTTCTTCCTCAATATCTTCCTCATCCTGAACTCTTGAATCTACCTCTGTAAACTCTAATGGTTGTAATGTTGTAAAATAGAGGTTTAGTGCAATATCATTATATGCCAATAGATGATCAAAACAATCAATTAGCAACTCTTGAAATGGTCTGATAACAGTATTATCCATTAACAAAGAAGCTGTCTTTATTTCATCTGCATTATTCCCTAATCCTGACTGGTCTTTAATACCTAAAAGCATTGGACTTACAACCCTGTGAGCCACCATTATTTTTTTAGTGGATTCTTCAGAAAGAAATTGATACTGCTGATGAGCATCACTTAACTGAACAGGTGTAATATCTGCTGCTGCTTCTTTATTATCATTAAAAGCTAATATGAATTTTCCTGCATTACTTGTACCAGAGAATTTCTGTGCTATTTTCTGCTCTAATAATTGTCTCTCCTCTTGATTTGGTGTGCCATTGTTAAAGTTAATTAACATGCTAGGTGCCAAACCATTCATAATATTATTCAAATGATAATTAGAAATCTCCTCCTCTAATTCAGCATATTGTAATCCACCCTGATAATCAACAGGTGCATAATAATAAAACCCTGCCTTATAAGGTTTTATATAATAAATCTCTATTGGCTCTTTTGACATACCATAAGCAGGTATTCTCTTTGGAATTTCATTAGGTTTTAACTTACTCCAATCCTTAAAATAATAATAAGCAGGTATTTCTCCCTTTTCATCAGCTTTTGCTGCTCTTAATGTTTCAACAGGAATATGTTCTAATTTAACAATCTTAGTTCTATTCTTATTATAAATAACTTGAACAGAGCATTGTCCCATTAACTTCAGATCATAACATAATTTTCTCACTACATCTTTTTTAAACAGAGAAATCATTTGAGCATACTCGCTTGGTTTCCTATTTGAATCTGTTGCATTTAATCCTTTCCCATAAATAGCTTGTGAGATACCATTTATAGCAGCATTATTAGTTGGACTTCCATTATATCTATCTATAAGAAACTGAAAATAATTATTATCAGCACCATAATCCACCCAATCTCTATTGTTAACTTCAACAATCTCAGGAGAGGTATATGTGCTTAAATTCACAAAACTATATTCAGAATTATGCCTTACAAATTGTCCTTTTTTATTTCTTTTTAAGTTTTTTTTCATGATGTTACAATATACTCATTATTATATGTATCTGTCGTTACATATAGACCTTTATTAATATCATAAAAATCTCCATTTTTTTGATCTACTAATTGATCTGTACAAAATATTCTGTCTCTATAAAATACATTTTTGAAATTACTAGAATCATTCCATAATTCATTAAAATTTTCCCATAAACTATAATTGGTATTCCAAAAAGCATAATCAGAAAATAATTCAATATTATAAAAATGATTTAATACTAACAAAGGATTAAAATTCTGCGACCAAGCCAGATAATTTCCTGAAATACTCGCATTAGAAATCTGCACCTGAGTTTCTACATTTGTAGAATCATCTGTATAAGAAAAAGTAAATTCATTGACATATTGTCTAGCTATTACTTTCAGATTTTGAGGTGTAGTTTTATTTAGTACAATCATACTAGTATAACGAATTAAAAATGTTTATTTGTAAAAATAAAAAAAGCACCCATATAGAGTGCTTATTTATTAGATTAATTAGAATGATTTTCTAATTAGGTACTATTTGTGATGCTGATGGAGTTATTACTCCTGCATCTACAAAATAAGGTGCAGTTTCTTCTAAGCCTTCCATCACTAAGGTAAAGCCTGAAAGATCTCCTGCTGCTGCCCCAGTCACTATTGTGCCACCAGTTACCTCCATGCCATTCTCATAGCCACAAAGGAATTGATTTCCATAATAGTCTTCAACGACTATCACAGGTCTAGCTACTGCTATTAATTGTAATTCATTTTTAGTTGCATTATCTAAATATGTTAATGTCATATTTAAAGTCTGTGTATAAAAAGTCGTTCCATTATCTCTAGAACTTGTTATTGTTGTTTCTAATGAAGAATTCCCTTTTAAATCAAATTCAAACCAAACAGGCGATCCTGTAAAGGCATCAATTGTTTGATCTGCATTAATAGTAGCTACGACAGGAAAATCTGCCATATATACTGTCTTAATACCTCCAAATGCTGATTTGCATGGGACTTTTCTTCCTGTGGTTAATGCACATGCCATAATTTATATATTTTATTAAAAAAAAGGGTAAGTAAGTATAATCCCACTTACCCAGAATTTTGGTTAATTAATTTTAAGAATAGTAAACTAAATCTTCAGAAATGCCATATTGAACTCCTGCTGTAAACCTCATTATAAAGCGAACATTTTGTGAGCCATCAATATCTTGCATATCTAAAACCTTAACTTCATTCATGTTATTTAACAATCCTGTGCCAAAGTATAGATTACTTCTCTGTGCTGCAAACATTTTGTTGTTTGACATTCCTGGGCAAACAAAGATTTTAACTCCATTTACTGAAAGTGATCCATTGTTCCACCATTGTGTCCCCTGTGCATTTACACCATTCGCTCCTAATCCATTTGCTGCAAAACCTCCTAATGCCTGAACATAGAATTTAGCTACTGAACTTGGTACATATATGAATAAATCTTCTTTTCCATATAAAGCACTTGGTACAGCATCAACAACTTTTGAAAGTTCAGCTATAACATTAGCTGCATCAATTCCACCACCTACTGCAGCAATATCTTGACCTGCAGGAATATTTCCATCTGCTGTCATTAAAGTTTCAAATCCATCATATTCTCCTGCATTAGCAGCTACCCCTGTAAAGATAGTTTGCTCTGTTTTCTGTGCAACTTGATTTGCTACATGAGCAATCATAAAGTCACTAAATTTAGGAGGAAGAGTTTGTCCCATTCCATAGCCCATGCTCTGAGCTTCCCAATCATTGATAAAATCTTTCTTGCATAACTGTAAGTTAACTTGTAACTCAGTTGGTTGAATGATTCTCTCTGTTAATGTTACTGAAGAATTAGGATTAAAATCACATGAAGCATCTGAAACTACTGCTCCTGTATCTAATCTCTTAATCACTTCTTTGTAAGCAATATTTGGTTTTACACTTAAACCTCCATCATCAATAGTGGAAGCACTTAATAAAGCTGCAGCAATATACTCGCCTGCAAATTCGCCTGCATAGCTTGTCGTGATATTTGTAGCAGTTGCCAATTCAAATTTTTTATTATTCATTTTTCTATTATTTAATTTTTATTAATTATGATTCTGAAGCCCAAATTCCAACTCCACCAATTATGTACCATTGTGTTAAAGCTACTGCTCTAATTACAACATAATCTCCTTTGTTAGCTGTTGCTTTTGTGTTTATCCAATCTTTATTTACAACTCCACTTGCTACTGAATCTGCAGAAGCATTCGCAATACTACCATGAAAACCATCAGTTGAATGAGGGCTTAATGTAATAATGTTATTTCCATCTGCTCCTGTATTTCTAAATAAGAAAGTCAATCCTAAATTTCCTGAATGAATTTTTGGTAAACTCACTACTAATGCATCTGTTGCAATATTGTGGTCAATACCAGCATCTCCTGCAGGTACAGAAACTGATGCAGATAATGTTTTTTGTGAAACTTGATTTCTTTCCACATCATTTGATAAATAGTTATAAGTGCTCATTTTTTTTTATTTAATTTATTATTTATTTAATTTTTCTAAAACTCTATCTAGAGTTGTTTTATATTTTCCTTGTGCAAAAACTCTTGTTTTTACTTCATCAAAAGATGCTTCTGGACTATGCTTAATTGGTTCAACTGCTGCTTCAGATAATTCTTCTTTTGAAAATTCTTCTTTTATTGTTCTGGATTTAGGTTGTCTTGAAGTTTCCATTTCTACTTCTTCCTCATCCTCCATTTTTGATTCCTTATCCTTTTTAAGATCAGAAATTGCATCTTCTAAATTTTTAATGCGAACTTCCATTCCTTTCCAATCTGCTACATCAGCTTCTTCTTCCATATCTTCTTCTTTTTTATCTTCTTCATAATCATCTTCTTCTTTAAGATCTGAAGTAATTTCTTCTTCCTTTTCTGCATCTTCCTTAGCAGGCACTTCATCAGATGGATCTCTATAATCCTCAATGATTCCCTCCTCTTTTACAACAAGTAATTTGCCATCCTCTAGGATATACTCTCCAACAGGCATCGCAACTTTCTCATCATCTGTTTTAATAAAAATCTCTTTCCCTTTTTCAAAAGAGTCAGCTTCTATAATTGTGCCATTTTCTAACTTTTGTTCTTCAAGTTTAACTTCAAGATTTAAAAGTGTTTTAATTTTATTTAGCATTTCTTGATTTTTCATAATATAATAGTATAACGATTTATTAATTTGATTTTGTATTTTTAACTTATTTTGGTAACAACTCCTATGCCTTGATTCATAATGTCCTGATTACAGCAATCCCTGTGGTATGTTAATTTATTTTTACATAAACATGCTCTTGTTGATCCTCTTGGACTGCTTCTAGCAGGAATATAATTTGTAATTCTTCTATTCATTATTTATAAGACTTAGCAGCAAAGATTCCATCTTGTAATCTTTTTCCAGAAAAATAAGCATTTCCTCTTAATTCTTTAAAATCTGAATATCCCTCAATATTTACAGGAGAAACTCCTAATTCCTTAGCAGCTTTCTCTGTTCTATCTAATAAGACTTTTCCTGCATCAGTATTTTTCCAAATTTCTTGTTGTAATTTTTCTGCTTGGTCAGCCATTGTTTCAAACTTATCAATTAGATCCCTTACTCTATCATCCATTTTTATCATTTTTTCTTCTAATGGATCAGCTTTTTTAACTTGACCTCTCAAAGTATTTAATGCTTTCTTAATATCTCCTGCTAAGGATAATTCAATTTTGCTTAATTCTGTTTTTTCTTTAGGAAGTTTATTTAATATTCTTCCAAATTTTTCAGGTGTAATCATGATTCTAATATTTCTTTTATTTGATTAATTAATTTTTGATTCTTTGATAATCCAACAGAATCTTTTGGTCTTTCCATTTTATCTGCAAAGTACCCCTCTATTGAAAATCCTTTGACTTTTCCTGTTTTTACATAATCATTCCAGACTTCATCATTATTGACTTTGACTGATCCCATCCATGTTCCAACAGGCACATTCATTCCATACTTTCTAGACTTATCAAATTTTTCATCCTCTACTATCCACGATTCAACAAGTGTTAAACCATTTAAAGAATGTTGATGTTCTAGTGTTGAATTATTTTGATTTCCATTTTTAAGATACAACTGAGATGCTTTCTCTACTGTATCTTTTGAAAAGTAAATATAATAATCATCTCTATCATCTGAATTTCTAAATATAGGTTTGTTGGGAATCAATAAAGCTCCCATCAAAATTTTCTTTTCTTTGTTTATTTCTGCTAATTTTATTTCATCAGCTTTTAGAGCAACAAAATCTTCCTCTATTGCAGGCGATTCAACAATAGAAATTGCTTCAATCCCTGCCATATCTTGATCCTCATCAAGCACTAACTCTACTATTCTCATAATTGTATAACGATTTTATAGTTATTATTTGTATTTATAAAGTTGCTCCATCTATAATATTTCTATCTAGACTTTGAGCAGTTGTAACATCACTCGCTACAACATAAGTTTGTATTGGTTGTTGATTCTGCTGTCCTATAACATCAGCTAATTGATTAACTCCTGATCCTCCAACACTAGACAAATCTGGAGGTACTGATCCTGCTGATCCAACTTGAGCAACAGGTGTTTGAACTTCTCCTCCTCCACCTGCAGATGCACCTACTGATGCTGCTGCTGATTTCGTTTGACCTATTGCACTTTTAACTGCACCAATAATTCCAACTGCCTGTGCTACATATCCAATGATTAGAGGAATATTAGCAGGAAATGGTAAAGCACTTGATGTCTTAGCTAATCCTGCAGCACTATCTGCTCCTGCTTCTGCACCTTTTACTGTTGCTTTTACTACTGATTGTTTAGCTGAAAATAAAGTAGCCTTAGCTTCCATTATCATCTCTTTCAAAGCCAATGCCTGTTTTGCAATTAATATTGCTTTTCCTAATTTACTCTCTGCTCCTGCAATCATGACTAGATCATTAAAAGTCTTTTCTTTCTCTGCTCTCTTTTGTTCTTCTAATGCCTTTTCTGCTTCTGCTATTTCTGTCTTTCTTTCTAAATTTGTTCTTTCTGATTCTGCATTGAACTCATCTAATGCTATTTGAGCATCTACTTTTGCCTGTGTTCCCTCTCCTGATTCATCTAAAATTCTTTGTAATCTAGCTTGTTGTAACACTTGCTCCTCTGCATCAATTTCCTGCATCCTTTGTAACCTTAAAAGATCATCATCAATCTGTTCAGCATTTAATCTCTTTTTTTCCATACTGAGATTAGCTTCACTTTCTAATTTGCTATTTGTTAACTCTATTTTTTCTTTGTCTAATGCTAAATCATTTGCTTTAAACTCTGATTCAAAACCTGCTATTGTTGCTTTTACAGCAGCCAATTCATTCTCTGCTTCTATCTGTGCTTTTTTAAACTCTATATTATCTTTGTCTTTTGATAATTGAGCATTTGCTGAATCTAGAGCAATCTGAGCATTAGCTAACATTAATTTCTCTTGTTCTTTAAGATTATCTCTTAATTCATTATTAGCCTTTATTCTGTCATCAATGCTATTTCTTTCCTCATCTCTTGTTTGTCTTAATTTCTCATTAGCAAAATCAAATGATTCTAGCAATCCCTGATTCTTAGCTGTTGCTAATTCTGCACTATTTGCCAACTCTACATTTGCTTGTGCTGTTTTAATAACTTGTTTTCCATATTCTGTAACAGTTTTAGCTACCTCATCAAAACT